ATTTATTTGTGAAAAATTTGTTTTGTTAATTCCCAGATAATTGAAAAGGAAACGCCAGCGGCTATGAATATCCCCACCATTTTACTTCTGCTGTGTTCCAGATCCTTCACCTTTTCTTCCAGTTTATGAATTTTTATGATCAATCCATCAGTATTCAATTCTTTATCACCAGTTATCACTTCAAACAATTTACTAACCTTTCCATCCATTTTATTAATGGCAATGATAAGATCAGATAAACTGTTAAGATAATTAACTTCATTCAGCTCCATCGGTTGAAAAATGCTGTTTTACTGTTGCTGCTAAATTGTTGAAAGCGTTGGCTATCGCAAAAGTATCATCCATCGAAGAAAAAACAGATCCTTTTACTGCTGCGTCCAGGGCCATTTTAATTAATTGCAGATCGCGCTGCGCTTGTTGTTCGGGTGTTTGTGGTGCCATTTTATGTTGTTTTTGCTTTTTTTGCTTTGGGTGCAGCTACTTCTGGAGCTGCTGGCTCAATATCGGCAACATCAAAAGTAACGCCAAGCTGAGCCGCGGCCCAGTTCCAAGCATAATCATTTGTTTCCCAGCCTTCATAATCGGCGCCATCCATTGTTATATTGCCATCTGAAATTTTATTTCCTGGCTTGCCATCAATTTCATTGTAAAAGGCCCAGTAAAATACTGCCTGATTTAGCAAATTATCATTATTACATATCAGGGCCATATATTTGGCTACTTCATTCTTACCATTTACCCAAACAATAAATTCCAGAATTTTTTTCATATTATTAAGCTTGTGAAATTAAGAATGTCCGCGTGCCGCCACCTACATAAAACATAGCGCGCTGATTTGGTGAAATAGTAATGCTGGTAACAGAAGTACCGGCCAGGTTCAAAATATCATCTGATCCGGCCCGGTTCACTGTAACAGTAACGCCGGATCCGGCGATCACCCAGTAAACATTATTCAGGGAAGCAGCAGATGGCAAAGTAAGTGTTAATGTGGCCGTACAATAATAGCCGGTCACTGTCCGGGCCATTGTGGTATTACTTGAAACAGTCAAAATAGTGGGGGAAAGTCCACCTGTATAAAAATTGCCGTTATTGTTTAATTCAAATAACGCGTTATCGGTTGCATTGTTTACGTTTAACCTACTTGAAAACGTAGAATAACCAGAATTATCTAAAGTTAATTGTATTTGTTGTATTAACGATGTAGACGTATGAAAAACTAAATTTGTTGGTAAGGTGCTTGCTCCTACAACTCCATTTTGTTTGCAAATAATATAGCTGCCGCCTAACCAACCAGTTGTTGAACTACCGTAAAAATTAATACTTCCCAGATCGTCCCCAGATAAGGTATTTGCAAAAGTACCCTTTGTGGTCCCGCGTGTTTTTTGAAAATCGAATCTTGATTCGTTAGCAACATTTGCGTAACTTATTAATGAAAAATTTGACGTTTGACTTTCTCTTATAAATTGAATATAGGGATTAGGTAATCCAGTAACTATTGATAAATCGCGGCTATTAAATAACATTTGCCCGGTTTTCAATATAGCTATGCTATTAAAAGACGTTGCGGTATCAATTATTGTAAACGTTTGTAACGCGCCATTGTATGTATTTCCTACCCTCCATTGTGTCGTTCCCGCATTTTGAAAATCTAAATAAGCGTTATTTGTTCCCGTTCCGTTAAGTTGTTGTATTACCCCCGTTCCGTGAATATCCAAACGAACGCCGGGCGCGGCAGTACCAAGGCCCAGCCGCTTGTTGGTATTATCCCAATGAAAAAGGTTATCCCCGGAAATTGTACTGGCGGCGGTCCAGAATGTAGCCTGGCCAGCTGCACCGGATCCCGATAAGGATCCAGCGCCGCCAATGGTCACCCAGGCGAATCCGGTATCGTATTGTAAAAGGTTGTTTGTAGTATCAACAAATAAGCGGCCCCGGATGGAAGCGGCTGGCCGGTTCGCCAGGGTATTGGCGCCGATCAGTGGTACTCCGCCGTAATTATTTACTCCGCTATTTACATTTATCATTGTATAAATACCTTTTTAATGATAATTAAGCTTTGAGTAAGGCCAGCTGTAAGATCAAAGGTTATCTGTATGACATCATTTGTATATTCGCAAGCGTTACCCTGGATGGCCAGGCTGGCGCCCGGTAAAATTTGACATCCTTCAATAAAAGCTGTGGCGGTTCCGGTGTTATAAAATGTCACACTGTTACAGTCCAGGGCCAGCTGTTGAGCTGCGCCGTATTGTTGCCAAATAAGTGTATAACGATTAGACATTACTTTTTTTTAATAGTCGAAAAAAGTGATCAGCAAACAAAAGGCATATCCCCCAGTTTAGATCCATTACATTCACATCCGTAAGGCCTTCCGGCTCTATATGAACTTCCTGGCATATCCATCACCATTGAAGGCGAAGGAGCCAGCTGTTCAAAATTTACTGTCTGGCTTCTTACTTCCTGGATATTTGGAAGCGCGGCCATTGGCGCGGTTACATTGGCGGGCATTTTTGCTGCACCCTTTTTTTTCATCAATAAAAAAAGAAGAAGCGCCGCGCCAGCCAGTATTAAAGTATTTTGTTTCATCCTATATATTTTACATCTGTTTTAGATACCAGGCCGCGTAATTTAACGCCACCAGATTTGATATATTCAACTATTAGACTATTCCCTTTTTCTTCAATTAATGTAAGCCATTCGCCACCTTTGAAAACATAAACTGGCCGGCCATTGCCAGTTAATTCCATAAGCCTTCCTCCAGCTGCAGCTTTAATGAGTACCGGCGTAAGCGGTCCAATTTCAATAGATCCGCGGCGCCTGGGCTTTTTTTTGAAAGCCAGTAATAATAAAGCAGCTCCAGCCAGGATAATTACATTTTTGTTCATTTATTACCTTTTTCGTACAGCTGGAATTAAAATAGCCAGGGCTATGGCTCCAACTATGTAAGGAAGATACTTTTTAACATAAAAAGCAACCGGGCCCAGTTTTTCCAGTTCTTCCGCCTTCTTCTTCCTTTCCAGTTCTGCCAGGATCCCAGGAAGCGCCGGGGCTTCAATCATTCCGGTTATATGCTTTACATATATTGGATTGAAATTTGCAAAATCTCGCGGCGTTTCATAGATCATCCAGTATAGCGCGCCATCATTGCTTTCAATGTAGCTATAGACATTACCAATTTTTTGACCTTTACTGAATATCTTACCAGGCTTAAAAGTACTGTTAAGCGCCTGGACTGATCCTTTTGAGTAAATATCTTGGCCTATTATTTTGTCAGCTGTGATATTTGGCATTACAACATCATTAAAAGGCTTTTTAACTTTCCCTCACTCATTCCATCCAGGGCTTTCAGCGTTTCGTTGGTTACTCCCTTATTAAAAAGGCTTTGTAATAAAGTTACACTTTCCTGGTCCACTGTACCGGCAATACCGCCGCCATAATTGGTCGGCGGGGCTTGCTTATTTGCTGCCATACCGGATATAAAAGCCATCGCGCCATTAATCAAAAAATCTTGAACGTCTGGGCGGGCCATCAATTCCCCCAAAATTCCCGGCTTTTCTTCTTCTACTTCTTCCGCTTCTTCTATTTGATCCAGGGCGGAAAGCTTCGAAACTATTAAATTTTGGCTTTCCATCATTTTTTCCAATACTCGGGCCAGCTGTGGATCCGGTCCGGCGCCGATCATAGCCGGATAAGGCTGATATTTTTCGGGCCGGTTAAGCTGGAAAATAATAGCGTTTTTTTCCATTTGCTTTCCTTTTACCTGAGAAAAAACGTGAAGGGTATAACAGTTCGTATTATCTACATTCTGCCTTAAAGCCATCAAATTTTCGGAAAGGCTTTCCGATCCTTGCTGCTTATCATTACCGGTATATTCGCCGCGGGAAAAATCTTCTGTCCTGGGATTGGTACCGGCATAGATCCGCCAACAAGTTCCTTTTTGAAGTTCGTAAAAATTCAATACGTCCTCAACAGTAAAAAGCTCCGGTTTATACGGCTTCATAACTATTTTTTTAACAGTCGGAAAAAGTGTTACTGGGGCAGTTCGTAATATACGCCGAAAGAAAAGGCCACGTTTGTAGTTGCGGCGGCCGTTGCCAGCTGAATATAACTTTTTACCCAACTTACAGTGATGTCCTGTATTTCCGGTAAATTCCAGGTGAAAGGGCTGGTGGCGTCATCAATCTCATTGAGATTAAGAATAGGCATATTATAAACTACTTGAAGATCCCCACTAACCAGGGTTAAATAAGCCTTTTTCATATCTGCCAAGGTTGCCGGCGTTGATCCAGTCAAAGGTGTAGCCGTAATTACAGTAGGGGTATAAAATTGGATCCCTTTGATATAGGCGTTCCGGAGCTGGGGCTGGTCTTGTATAAAGAAGCGCGTCAAAGTTGATCCATTTGGTACTGGTACTTCGATAGCTTGATACAGTTTTAATTTCATACAATTATTTTAAGGGGGGCCGGATTGCTCCGGCTCCCTTGTTTTACAAAAAGTGAAAGATCCTACTATCTTACAGAAGTTACGTTCTGCAGCTTGATACCTCTCCAGATTACCACTATGCGGCTATTAGCAACAACGCTTGACATAGCAGCCGGTAAAGTAATAAAGGCCTGCATGTTTGCAGCTCCATTAAGGATGAAATTTGGTTCTGTTGGATAGTAACCATTCTGGCTGCCATCATTGGAGTCGCGGGGAAGAACAGTGGCACCGGTAAAGGGAAGAACGCCGTTCTGTGCGAAAGGTACAAAATAATGTCGCTGAATATCCCAGTTAGGGATTACTACTTGGTTGTTTACACTTACGTTTAGATAGCTGTTATACAGCGTGGAAGCTGGGCCAGCGGATGTACTGAAAACAGCGGCGTTGGCGTTGGTATAAAGCAAATAAGTAGCATCTGTGGAGCTGGAAGGCGCGCCAATAAAGATACCGATTTCATTTACTACCATTACATCCTGGAGCTGCAAGCGAAATTCAGTGTTAAATGGGTTCCCAGCGGCGGTATCATTCGCCAGTACTGGGATCCGGTAGTTTGTTTGCGTGGTAGCCATTGCTACTTCACTCCTTACATAAGATTGTGTACAAACAGCCTGGCTTACATTGTAGCCTTGTTCAGCTGCGAATTTTTTGGCGTTTTCAAACACCAGGCGGGCGCCGATTTGTGTTGGCATATTTTATTTTTTTGATTGTTTATTAACTTAATACTGCTGCTTTTTCCAGGGAAAGTTCACCGATCCCGGCTACTACGCCGCGGGGGTTATTGAAGCTGGGGCCAAGGGCTACAAATTGCCGGTTATAATCTCCGTTATCCAGGGCGCCTATTGCTCCGCTTTCTGAAACAAGCTGAACGCCACCAATAACATACATTCCGGCGGCCAGATCCTTGGCCATCTGTCCTTTACTGATCATTCCGGTTACAATTCCGCCAATAATAGGGGTGGCGGCTGTCAGCCATTTTTTAGCTGCTTCTGGAAGGCCAGTATTGCCCAGCTGCTTTCCTACTACATTGGTCAGCACTTTGCCGGCAACGGCGCCAGCTACTTGATACAGCGCGCCGGTTGGTAAGATCTTACCGATTGATCCCAGGCGGCGGCTACTTCTGCGGCGCTTTGGCGCCTTTTTTCTTCTTGCCATTTGTTGTTTTATTTATTGTTTTGAACTAATCTTTTTTTAAGTTGAGTTATCATTATTCTGGCTACTTTAATTTCTTTCCTTATTTTATTTTTTTCTTTCAATGTTTTAGCGTGTAATAGTTCAGCGTGTAGCCTAGCAAAAACATTCACCCAGGATTGATACTGCCGGGATAATTCAGTTGTAAAGCCAGCCATCACTTGTCCGGGTACTATTGTATAGCCATATTTTAAGCGCTTTTTATCATTCCTTAAAAGATCCTTTATATTATCTTTTAATGAAGCTGCTTTTTTAGGCTTTGTTTTAGTAATTACAAGTTTTTCATTTTTTCGTGTCCTGGTATCTTTTCCAGAATTGAATTTTTTTACATCCTGGCTTAAATCAATAAAAAATCTTTTTAACCTGGCTTTTACTTCTTTAGTATCACGAACAGAAAGATATTTTTTTTGATCACCTTCAATCCTTCCAAAAAATTTATCTGTTGCTTTATCAGCTTCGCCCTGGCGGCCTTCAATGTTTGTAATTAATTCCCCGCCTTGCCGATCTTCCACTATTTGACAAGTTATAGATCCATCTAGGTTATATTGGTTATATACTCTAAATTTTAATCCAAGTACTGATCCGGTAAAATTAACCGGTAGGCTTCCCAACTTTCCGCGCTTGTAGTTTAATTTAATTCCACTAACTACGCGGATGTTTACATTGTGACTTTTAGTGTCTTTATGACTGCTGGATCCACTAACCTTTTTAGATCCTTTTTTATAATTAGCCCAGGCTTGCTTTACTGCTTCGATATGCTTTAAGCTTTTATTTTTAGCTTTCAGCTTCTTTGCTTCCGCCTGGATATGTTTAAAAATTTTTTGCTGTGCGGTCATTCTTTACTTTTTTCTTAAAAGGAAAAAGGCGGCGGCTCCCACCAGGCCCAGGGTTACTATCATATTCATACCGGCCTGTTTAGTACCGGCGCCAGGTATTTGACCAGATCTGGCAGCGGCTAAAAATTGTTCCGCTTCCAGTGGAAAGCCACCCCGGCTTAATTTATTGGCAAGATCTTCTACAGTTACGTTACGGCCAAAATTTTTCTTTATAGCCCAGTTATCATTAATAACAGTTTCAATTCCGTAAGCTTTGATCCATTCGACTATATTTAACGCTTCATTGGTTACGCTGTCGCCATCCTGGATCACCCAGCTTTGAGCATTGTAACCTTTTGGCGCCTGGTAGGTTTGATCCAGGGCTTCCCAGCCTTTCCAGTCGTTTGGGTTCGGCTTTTTACCGAATAATTCTGTTAATGTAGATACAAGCTGCACGCCGGCGGCCAAAAAATTACCAGTGGCGGCGCTTGCTCCAGCTGCAAAGATCCCTTTTGCTGCTTGGGATCCCTTGGGTGCTATTGGCGCCAGCTGTTGAGCTGTACCTGTAGCCTTTTGAAAAAAAGCGGCTGTTTTTACTCCTTTAAATGTATTCGGGGAAAAAGTTGGAAAAGGCGAAGCGCCTAAATATACTCCAGGCACAGGGTTTGACTTTTCAAACAGCTGTTTGTTATTTTCATAAGGATTGATCCCGGAAAGTCCTACAAGCGCCATTTTATCAATTTTTTTGTCTTTATAAACTGTCGGTATATGATCCCGATTATTAAAGCTTTTCAACACTGGATCTATCCATATTTCTTTTCCGTTTAATTTCATCACCACAAAAACGTGTGAAATAGGCTGGCGGTTATATCCCGCGAAACGGAAGAAAAGTTCAAAATCTTTGTTAGTTGCTGATCGGTAAGCTTCTAAATTTCCGGCTGTAAATAATGCAAGATTTTTGCAGTCATTCCCGCCGTTCTTTTTAGGAGCTGTTGCCAGTATAGCTGCTGGCGTTTTTATGGTTTGTAAACTATCCGGCTCAATTACATAACTGGAATTTTTTTTAAGAAAGTTCCAGATATTTTCTGCCGTTTCTTTTGGTCCTGATCCTACAAAGTTACGATAAATTAACTTGTAATGAGATTGGTACCTTTTTTGGGCTTCGGTTATTTCCTTAATTATGTCAGGAACAGACTGATGTACTTTTATTACTTCTTTTCTGCCGGTAAAGGGCGGAAGGTATAAAAGTAAATTGTCAGCTGTCATAATTATAAAATAACGGTATTTTAAGGCCTTCGGCTTTCAATGATCCAGTAAAATTAATTTTCAGTTTACTTCTATCAATAAAAGCCAGCTGGCGTAAATCATTCACTTTAATTTCAAAATTCAGCGGAAGTATTGTGATCCCTGGCTGAATTGATCTATTAAGTACCTGGTTAATGGTTGCTACTGGCTTGCTGTTTATTGACAGCGTTCCGGTAACTGCTTCCAGGTTGATATAATTGCGGGAAAAATTGGTTAGTTCCAGATCAGTGGCTATCCTTAAACTGTCTGTGTAAAAATTGATCCTGGCGCCTTTTATTCTGTATTCCAGTTTCAGCGCTGCGGTTACTTTGCGGAAGATCCACCAGGCCGCGGCGGCCAAAATTGCCAGTCCGATCATTTTTTTTTCATACATCAAATATAAATTTGTTTTTTGTGGATAAAAAAAATTTTTTTTCCTTATATATATTAAAATTTTTTTGTACCTTTCTGCCCTCCGCCTGTGGGCGGGGGTTCCCCAGAAAGGTACAAATATATATTTTTACACTTTTTCCGACTATTAAAATACAGTAAGTTTCGAAACATACAGCAATAAAAAAAGGCCTTGCGGCCTCGAATTAACTTGGGTTATCTTTTTTTCAGCTGGGCTTAATTTGCTTGTAAAATTGCCGCGTTTCGCGGTTGTAAAAATTTACACTACTGATCATACCTGGATACTTTCCGGAAGCAAAGCGCATAAAATTTTCAATGTTGCTAATCTTTCTGTACTTCATTACCGGTACTGTGTTTGATCCAGGAAGAAAAAAAACAATCGCTGTAAATAGTGGCTTATTCATTTTATCAGTATTTTTGATGTAGGAAAAAGTATGGCGCGCCTTCGCCTTCTGTGGGTGTTTTAGTTCGGCGCGCTGGCCTGGGCGAAAGTCCGGGCCTTTTATTTTTGGTTATTGTTTCTTATGCGTTCTACTATTTGTGACCAATATCCTATCCCCCCTTGAGTTTTTTCAAATAGAAAAGAACATAATAAAATCTCTAATGAACTGTCGTGATTTGATGAAATTCTATGTTTAATTGTGTCTATATCTTTTTGTCTTCCTAATTCAAAAATATAATTTGACAATTCATCATCATTTAACTGAAATATTAAGCTTCTGAAATTATCGGTCATAATGTTATTTAGTTTTAGTTTTTTTATTTTGTGCAAAGCTGAACGCTTCTGGCTGGATATATTCTACTTCGTGCCATACTCCGTTAAAATTTTGGATCGCTATAGGATCAAAATCTTCATCGCTGCGAAGAAAGCGCGGAAGCATATTATAAGTTTTATTTTTCCGGTCCTTTTCTATTGTTACTGTGGCCTGGGCGTAACGATCAGTAGCCGATCCCAGATGGCCCAGGGTTTCTTTATCCTTCTTTCCCAGGTGCAAAATACATACTACCAAAATATTATGTTCAGCTGTTATTTTTTTAAGGAATTGAATTAACTGCTTACATTCTACTTCATCGTTATAATTTAGCACCAGATCCAGCAATCCATCAATGATTAATAGACTACATTCCGGAACTGTCTGTAAATAAGCCACAATGTATTTTTTTATGACTGTATGATCATCCTGGCGAAGTATAAAGCTATCCAGGCGTTCCGGATGGCTGGAAAAATTAGCCTGGCGCCTTACTTTAATCATAGTCCTATGGTGGTCAAATTGGCTGGCTTCTGTGTCAAAATAAGCTATCCGGCGGCGATCTATAGGTAAAGTAACCTCTATTCCAAAATATGGAAAGTTAGGCGCCAGGGCGCTGGCCATTAAAGCGCTGATATATGTAGTTTTTCCGGCTTTTGGTAAGCCGGAAAAAACTACAAAATTATTCAGGGATCCCACAGTCTTTCCGCCTATTTTCAAAGTAGCGTGATCTTCTGGCGGCTCATACAGCGGATTATATCGCCTATTTTCCAGGCTGTTTATTATGTCCCAGTTTTTTTCTTTTGCCATTTATCTGGTCCCGGTTATTATTAGCCAAAGTGCGTTCCAGTATTCGGATCCCTGGGCTGTAAGCTTCCAGTTAAAACATTCTACCAGTAATTTATCAGGATATTCATTAGAATTATTGTGAAGGATCCTTGCCAGCTGTTCACTGTCATTCTGCTTTGAAGCTTCAACCATAAATTCAGCGGCCTGTTTTTCTGTAAGCAAAGAAAAGAGTAAAAGAAGGCTTTTCATAGAGTTTATTTTACCAGGTTAATAATAGGGGCCGGCTGATCAGCTTGCGGCGCTTCCAGGGCATTGAAAAAAGCTTCTGTTAAAACTTTAGCGCCTTCCATCATTGCGGCGGCTATTTGTTCGCCAGTCATATTAGCGGGCCAGTCCGGAGTTTGTGAAGCGCCTTGGGCTGCGAAATGTAATAAAACATATTCGTACTTAGTAAGGCCAGGAAAAGGGGTAAATACTTTTCCAAAATTGTCCTGGACCGGATGGGCCGGGAAGGCTGTCGTGTGTCTGTTCATTTTGTTTTGTTTTAAGGGTTAAAAATTAGCGGGCCAGATTTTCTTTCCAGCTTTTAGTGTCTTTTTCATCATCTTTTTTCTGTAACTTTCTAACATTCGCGATATAAATCCTGGATGTTTTTCCTTCGGCGTCTTTTTTATCCAGGGTAACGCTGCCAATACTTCCGCTTTCGTTTTCTTGGTCATTGATCCATAAAGAACAGTTAAGATAAAATTTGCCATTACTGGCTTGCTTTGCTGCTTCATCTGGTATATTTACCAGATCAGTTAAACAGATAGATATATTGTATAACATAAAAATACCGGTGACCGGAGCCGGCGCGGTTAAATTTTTAGTAAGTAATTCCATTAATAATATCGGAGCAATTTTCGCGCTGGCGTTTTAATTCTTCTATGCTGTCACCAATTAATAGCGTCAGCTCACCAGATAAAGAAAAAGGGATAATGTCATTTGATAGTACATTGTACCGGTCTGGATGGCCCTTACCGGAAAAAAAATGTATTTTGACATTGTAAAGATCCTGGGAAAGAATATACTCCAGATGATCAATTTTTGCGGATAGCAAAGCTATCTGCTCGCGGGCTTCATTGCGCGTCATAGTTGGGTGTTTTAGTTAGGTAAAGTTAAAGGGGAATTTTTCATACTACCAAAAAAATCTTTTTTAGGCATAAAAAAGCCCGCTGGGAACAGCGGGCCGGCTAACCATAAAAACTGCAACTATACTGGTAATAAAAATAAGGCTTTTTCTGCTTCCCGGCGCCTTTTTAGGCCTGGAAGGCTTTTTTTCTGTTTGGTAACAGGATCAGTAATTTTATCCCAGCGAAGGAACTGATCAGCTACCTGAGTGCGCGGAGCTCCAGTATTTAATAATCTTAATAGGGTGCTATCGCGGAAGGCTCCTGGTCCAATGTTATAAGATAAGCTAATTAAAGCGGCTTCTTCGTTACTGTTCACCGGTACTTTGATAAAAGGCTTTATCTTATTTTGTAGGCTAGATATTTCCTTTTTCATCCATTCAGTGGCCTTTTCTTCTGTAATGCGATCACCAGGCTGCACGCGGCGCTTTAGATCATAATGCCAAATAGATCCCCAGCCTATTGTCCATACTCCAGCGCTATCCTGGTAACTTGTAAGGTATCTTTTTACATTATCATCCGCTTCGAATTTGCGGATAATTTTTTCTGCTGCTGCTGCTGCCATTTTTGTACCAGTTAATAAGATCAGTAATAAGATCCCGCCCGCAATCAGTAAAATTTTGGGCTTCTTCATAAATTAGGGCTTTCCAGTTACATCATAATCTTTAGCTCCTACCAGGCCAATCCCGGTAATGATTGCCGTTACTCCGCCAATAACATCTCCTTTTAATGCTGTGGCTACTCCGCTAATTACAGCGCCGATCCCGGCCAGGCTTGTCTTCCAGTTCTTAAACATACGTTTTTATTTATTTGTGAAAAATTTGTTTTGTTAATTCCCAGATAATTGAAAAGGAAACGCCAGCGGCTATGAATATCCCCACCATTTTACTTCTGCTGTGTTCCAGATCCTTCACCTTTTCTTCCAGTTTATGAATTTTTATGATCAATC